AGCAACAAACCGATTGGCTATTTTTCATATATGAAAACATTCACAGGTCGTGAGCATTTTGAATATATGACAATTCAAGAGATTGAGAGTCATCGGGACAAGTATGCACAAGGGGCAGACCGGGCAATGTCAGCATGGAAAACAAACTTTGATCGGATGGCGCGCAAGACGGTACTCAAAAGGTTACTCAGTCAGTGGGCTGAGCTTGATCCAACGGGGTCAGAGGTCATGCGCCTGGAAGAAAGCATTGAGAGTGTGGACAACCTGCCTGATCCAAGTATCGTGACGGTGATCGAGCCTGAGCGTAGGGATAACAAGCTGATCATGGCTGAGTTAGGGTTTGAACAGGGACTTGAAGAATTAGAAGCCGAGTTCACCGTCATTGAACCTGATGAGGTTGAGCCTGAGCCTGAGCCTGAGCCAGCACCTAAGCCACAAGCAAAGCCACAAGCAAAGCCAGTAGCAGGGCGTAAGGGTAAGACCAGTGAACCAGGTAGTGCGCCTGAGATGTACTCATGGGTATCGCAAGGGGCTATGCCATACATCGGGGTCAAGGATGCGCGGGACATGCTGAAGGAATGCAACGGTGACATCAGTTACGCCTGGGAACGGCTGGCGATCTTATCGAGTGAACGGGCTGAGAAAGATCAGCCTGGATTATTGTAAGATGACCTGCATCGTATGTAACGGGAAGGGATACTACACAACGGTGGACTACACACCGCAAGGGACTGAGTATTATCGGGAAGTCTGCCGTCTTTGTCATCCAGAGGTAGGCTTACAGCCTGCTGAATTGATACGGGTTGAGGGTGAGCCTGGCTACATGGAAGATCGAGAAACCCGGATCGCTTCGGGATGGGATACGCCCTGGTCAGGCAGTAAAGAGTTTTGATTTTACCCTTTACAAGATCGCGGGTCGGGTGTAAAATGTAGATTACATTTTCCTCTCTCCTTCAGACGGGTGAGGCAGACCCCGAAACTGCCTCACCCTGAGATACCAGGCCAATCAAAAAACCCCACATAAGAGTGGGGTTTATTTATTTAGGCATATCATAAGACCTAAATGCCAGTAAAACGCCTTAGAACGCCTCTAAACAGGCTCAGAATTGATTGTAGTATCGTCAGCCTCAAACCAAATGTTGGTATTTTGGGGTCGTCTGCCTACTACCTGATCCCAGGCAATATCATAGACCGTCCACATCCTACCCTTTACCCTGACAATTCTGAAGTGCCACCGCCAGGCTGTTTTCTTTGGTGGTGTATCGCGGCGGATACGTTTACACGCTGCGGACACGGTGTAATGTTCTGATACTGTGATCCATTCCTCATCATCGCGGGGATAGGGGATCGCCTGTTTGGTACGGATAACACGGTAAGGTTTCCAGGGTTTACTCATGATTCACCTTTCGCTTGAAGGTAATATCAACATCAACGGTTTCACCAGCGCACAGGCGTTCGTGTATTTCCTTGTGTTCGGGTGTATTCCACAGCAAGTCAACGTGAAACATAGTTGCAGGTTGACCGTCTTGCTCCAGTAACACCTGCTCAAAGCCAGCGTAGGTATTCCCATTCTTGTCAGTGAAGTTGTAGGGTAGGGGTTTTAATTTATATTCAGTCATGATTCACCTCTCTTGTGCCTGATAATATCAAGCACCACCGTACCTGTTAACATAAGGCAAGTAATTATATGCAAGGCAATAATAATTTTCTCAATATCAATCATCATGTCACCTGCCAGCCGCCTGATTTCTTTACGATGTCCCTGACCTGACCCCGGACAAGCTCATCCTGATACATGCGATCAACGGCCACCTCAATAATGCCTGTGATCGTGCTGCTATGGCCTGCCTCAATGAGTGCGTTGATCTTCAGCCTGGTCTGTTCGGTCATTCTCATACTGGATTGTTTAGCTTCGGTCATGTTAGCGTCCCTTCGGTAAACGCCTGAACCTCAGGCGTGTAGTTAGTCACCAGAATTGTATAGTGACCGGCAATTCCAGCGATCCCATTTTTGTTATAGGACTTTTCCCACTTACGGGCCAGTTCAAACCCGATAACGTCAATCATTCTGATTGATGCGTCCCTGAAATTGTGATGGTGTGATACCTCAACCAGGGTAGAATTCAAAAATATCCATAGTGTTACGTTATCATTCATTGGATCACCAGCCTGGCGATGGAATGTTTTTGTATTCTGCTTGTGATGCGATCAAACATTCCTGATTGAAGTTGTGGGTAGGCAAGTAACATCCCTTGCGTGCGCGATAGGCTTTACAGTGGATGCCGTCATCGCTTACGGCCTCAATCTTGTAAAAGTCTGCCTTGCTACTGTAATCCAAACCGTTCATAAGGCCCATGCCACCTAAGCAAATGTAATCGTTTACGTGCCGGGTGATAATGGATGGTTCAACTCTCTTAAGTTTTAACATAGTTAACCTCTCTTTCTTGTGCCTGCGTAGCATACAAGCACGAATACAATCAAGTAGCCTGCGTAAATTAGATAACAGATGGTGCGCTCGGTCATGGTGTCCTCCTGCGGATAAGCCTGAATTGTCCACCGTTTCTGCTAACCCAATTAGCACAACCAAAATTCTGGAACCTTACTGTCACCATCCCTGCTGCCGATCCTTTACCATTACCCAGGCGGTCAAGCTGTCTGTCAATTTCACGGATCACAAGTATTTTTGCGTCTGATACTGCGCTGATTAAATCTTTAACTTCTAAGTTTTGATCGACTTCAAATTCTAATATCACAAGTTTCTTGTTCATTGGATTACCTCTCTTTCACCCTCAGGTTGAGGGTCTTTGCTAATCGCCTGCCTGCTGCCTGAGCTTCTGCCTGGGTTGGGTACTGTTCGGTCGTTGCGATGGCTTCGATCCTATCCGTGCCTGGGTTGTATGCGGTCAGGCGTGTATGCCAGGGGTTGGGTTGTTGATCGTGGTTGTAGCGTGCTTCTATGCGGATGGTGATCATGGGGTTTCCTCTCTCTAATACAAGCGGATTGATACAAGAATATGTTTACCCTTACACGATGACAAACAAAGGGATGATTTTCCATGCTTGACTCTGAGTTCCTCATCATTACCAGTGAAGAACATCCCGGCATGTTTGCTTGTGTACTGTGTAGCGTGCGTGTACGTGCTGATCAATACACGGCCGCCTTTAAGTAAGTGGTTGTTGATCTGGTCTGCTGTCATGGTTTTGTTTCCTCTCTGCCGGGATACAAGGCCTCCCGGCGTGGCTCGTGTGGTGGGTTATCGCTGTTCTACTGCGTAGCGGTCACAAGTTTCGCACCAGTACGTGGTATAAAATTCTGAGCAGTCATCCCAAATGGTAGGCTGTCCGCACCTGGCGCAAGCGGGGCCTAACATGATGGGATGTGCGGCCACGTCTTGGATGAGGTTAATTATTGCCTCACCTTGAATCGTTTTCTGTTCTTGGATTATGTCATCGAGTGTTTGAATCATCTGTTTACCTCTCTCTCATTTCAAAGTGGGTTATGACTGCGGATATAATCAGCAGTGCGATAACGTACCAGCCGACCCGGATTAGCTCCGGGCTGATGGTCAGTGTATGCCATAGGGCGGTTAGGTAGGGGATCATTGTAAACCTGCGATCTCTTGGCGGTAATTGTCAGGTGAAAATGTGTGCAGGTAGGCCGGGCGTTTATAGTGACGGTCATCTATCTTAACAAAGGCTTCATAGATTACGCCCTGGTCGGTGTGTGTCATCGGTTCGCCAACAAGAAAACAATTATTCGAGTAGCGGATTGGCGGCAGTACGTCGCGCATTTCCTGGTACTGTTCTTCTGATACTGGCTGCCACTCTTTTGTTAACTGGTCTGGTGTCAGCGATTTGAGAACATCATAGAATTTAAGCGGATCGTTTGAATAGTTAGGTAACATGTTAACCTCTCTCTCTATTGGTGGGGCTGGTCGGGGTTGATTGTTCGGATTGTTCAATAAGGTTTATCAGTTTATCGAACATGTTAATAGTTGATTTGAATTTGTTGTTAAGTGATTCGATTTGCTCATCGGTTACTGGCTTTGTGCGCCAGTCGTGCCGGGTGGTTGGTAGGTGATCAACGTTGGGCAGTGTTACGGTGTCAGGTTTACCAGTGAATAGGGGCAGGTTTGATATAACTGCTTTGAGTGGTACTTCTGCCAGTGGTTTGGGTTTGGCCGTGGGTTGGATCGGTTGTCCCGTGAATAAGTCAAGCTGATTCATTTCGCCGCCTTTACTTTTGATCGTTTGATGGCTTTGGCTTTAAGGCTTTTGATTTTGCGCTTCATGTCGGATCGTGTGAGATTGTACGATAAGCTGGTAAGCATGGTTTACTCCTTTGTTGGTGGTTGAGTTTGTGGGTTCCGGTTATACGTCTAACCAACCGGTTAATTTGCTGAATTCAGACCACCACCAGTCGCGCATAGGGTCGCTGTTATCGTATGCGGCCGGTACAAGTTCTTCAAGTTCTAATCGATCCCGAAGTGTAACGTAGCCACGCCGCTCACATAACAAGTAAAGATTATTTAAGCGGATGTATGCGGATTGTTGCGGGTCAACTTGTGGTAGTTCTTCCCGGATGGGTTCCGGGTCTCGTGTGAGGGTTATTGTTAAGGTGTGGTTTAAGGCTTTAATAATCATTGGGTCATCTCCTGTGTAAATTGGTGTCTGCCTATTATGTTACATCATTTCGGTGTATTAGTCAACAATGTCAGACAATTGAATTACAGCATACCGGGGTATAAAATAGCTTGATTAGTGAGGAGAAGAAAGATTGTGAAATATTTCACAAATGGACTGGTAAAGCAGTATCACGTAATATTTATGAACATTATCAAAAATATTACTGTCGACCTGGGCGTCCTGGTGTGGCCAGCATACATTTAACCGATCCAATATGACTGGGTGGTCACATTGTCCTGGTGTTGCAGCAGATCAGGATAGCTTTTGAAAATACTTATTCTCATAAATAATAATTAGATTAGATTTTGTCTGTTCTGTTCTGTGATCCTGGAAATAGCAGCAGCAGCAAGCCAAACACCAGGGATGACACGCACGCAAGCCCACGCCGGCCACACATACACACATACACGCACACACACACGCATAGCAGGGTGGTGGTTGGTGAGAGGGGGGATAGTCGTTTTTGTGGTGGTGGGTGGTGGTTGGTTCCATACCAGCCCGCAATTTTTTAACCCCCAAAAATTCCAATCTCTTTAACCGTGCCAGAATTTCATTTTCCCCCTTTTTAAGAAAAACGTCATTCCTCATATGAATTGAGATCATGTTACGAAACGTTACAAGTTGTGTTACGAAACGTTACAAAAGTTTGGGTTCTACTCTAATCTTTTCTTATCTATATCTATATCTTTATCTACTCTTATCTTATCTACGTAACGATTCGTTACATTAAGTGTAGCATGAGAGAAAAAGGGTATAAACAATAAGAGGTTAGAATAATTTTTTATAGCATAGAAATCTGTTACGAAACGTTACAGAAACGTTACAGAAACGTTACAGGAATAAAAATTAGATCATATGTAACGTTTTTGTAACGAAACGTTACCGAAACGTAACAGAATGTGTTACGAATTTGTAACGAAACGTTACACAAATGAGAAAAAATTGGATATTGCAAATATAGAAAAAAGTATGATATAATTTAGATAACTTGGGTTACTCCCCTGAGTTAGTGTCTAAGCAACCCGGAGTGGTGGTTCTAAGTAACTGGCACTCCGGGGGTTTTGAAATCATAATTTCACATAGAGAAAGGATCACATCATGGAAAAGTTTAAGTTGTTATTGGGATCGCGCAAGTTTTGGGCTGCCCTGGTTGGTCTGACGTTTGTAATCTTAGGTTACTTCGTACCGGACTTTCCGCTGCCCGAAGAGCAGGTTGTCAATCTCGTCTACATCATCGTGGCTTATATCTTAGGTACGGCTGTTGAAGATGGATTGAGGGGATAGCCATGGATTGGACGGCCATCATCATCGCGTTTGTAGCGGGTGGGGGATTGATCACAGTTATCAATGGCTTGTTCAGTCGGCAAAAAGTTCTCACGGATGTTGAGTCAACAAAATTACATTCGCAAATCGAAGCGTTTGAAATTCAGGTCAAGGCTTTTGAGATTCAGGCTAAGATCAATGGCGAACTGATAGATCGGTTAGAAAAACGAACAGACAAACTACACGCCAGGGTTGATACCCTTGAAGCTGATTTAGAAGGAAGCGATATGATCGTCAAAAAACTCAACGAAGAAAATCAATCCCTTCACAAAGAACTGAAAGCCGTCAAAGAAGAAAATGCCAAACTGGTCAAAGATAACAAAGACCTGACCATGCGGATTGTAAAACTTGAAGAACGATTAAAGTGTTTCGAGGAAGGTGACATTGGCAGAACGTAACGCTAAACTGGCTAAGAAACTTATCTGGACTGAGGAGTTGAGCCGTGCTGCTGTCATGCTGGCCGAGGGCTATCCCCTTCAAACGGTTGCAGATGAGGTTGGTGTTCAACGCACAACCATCTGGCGGTGGAGGCAGCACCCTGAATTTGCGATGGAAGTGGATAAACTGACCCTCATGTACGGGCTGGCATCCAAAGCAGAACGGATGCGCCTGATCAACCAGGCCGCTAAACAGATGGTCAGCGAGGAAAAGATTGACCTCTCAGGCGTGACATTCCTTGACCTGATCAAAGAAGCTCGGATGCAGACCGAAGGGATAAAACTGGATGTCCTTACCCAACTTACCGCCCTCACTACAGAGGCCGGACTTGTGGAGCAGTCAGACACAGGAAGAAGTTTTAGCCTTCCTGAGCCGGACACAGACGAAACCGATTGACGTTTGGGAACCACAACCCAAACAGAAAATGCTCCTTGACCTCTGTGGTCTTGGCGAGGCTCTCTATGGCAAGCAGGTTCACCCTGCCGTTACTGGTTTAATTGGCTATGGTGGCGCTGCTGGCGGTGGCAAGACCGAAGGGATGATCGGTGCGGCATTGGTGGCATTACACCAGGTGCCTGGCGTCAAGATCGGTTACTTTAGGCGTAAGTTTACAGAACTGGAAGGATCGGATGGGCCGATTGAAAGATCGCAAATCCTCTTTCCTGATATTGGCGGGAAGTATAACAAGTCCTCTCACGTCTGGCGGTTCGGCGATCAGAAAGGGGAGGATTGGAACGAAGGCAAGGTCGGCGCATTACGCTTCTGCCATTGTCAGTACGAGAGCGATGTGATCAATTATCAGTCAGCAGCCTTTGATATTCTGATGATCGATGAGGCTACACATTTCACCTGGGGTATCATCCGCTATTTGCTGACACGAAACCGCATCAGCCGCCATAGCAAACTGCCCAAACCGTTTGCGATAATGAGTACCAACCCTGGCGGCGTTGGCCATAGTTGGTACAAGAAGGTCTTTGACATAAAGGATCGTGCCGATGAATAAAGTCGTGATCGAAATGCAGTTCTTTGCTGACAAGACGCTGTTGTTCTGTGAGGACGGTGAGGTTGTCACAGCCGTCAAAACCAGACCTTTATCCCTGGAACACTTTGAAAAACTTATCTGGCCTGTGGCCGAACCACAACAGTTTATTTTATCCAATGAGGACGAATGACCCTGCCACCCGTCAAGAGTGTAACCAACCCGGAACATCGCCTGGTAGAAACGGTGTTCTTACCCGCATTTCTGGAAGATAACCCCCTGCTGGAAGAACGTGATCCAGGCTATCGTGACCGCCTGTACGCTCAGGGTGAGCATCTTGCTAATGCTTTGCTGGAAGGTGACTGGTCTGTATTCGCTGGACAGTTCTTATCGCAGTTTGCTTATCACCGGCACGTTGTAAAGCCCTTTGAAATACCGCGCACCTGGACACGCTTTCGTGGGTACGATTGGGGTTTTGCTGCCCCTGCCTGTATGCTGTGGATTGCCAAAGAGCCATCCACCGGCAGGCTGTTTGTGTATAACGAGATGTACGAAGCAGGGTTGACCGATCCCCAACAGTGTGAATTGATCAACGACATCACCCAAACCAATGAACGCTTTATCTTTTCGTTTGCTGATCCTGCCGTCTGGACAAAACGTAGTATTGAAATTATTGCCAAAAGCACGTATGATGTATTCTTAGAACATTCAATTTTATTGACGAAGGCAGACAATAACCAGGAACGCAAAGCGAACAGGATCAGGTCTGCCCTTGCTGACATTCACGATAACGAACCTGGACTGAAAATTTTTAGCAGTTGTAGAAATCTAATTGCTGAGATTGAAGGATTGATGAGCGATCCAGACAGACCAGAAAGACCGCTGCCGAACCAGGCTGATCACGCTTACGATGCCCTGTGTTATGCGTTGTCGAATTACACCGCACCCGCCATAACGCACAAGTTCAGACAGTATAAGCAGACGGTACGCAATCCCTTTGTGGGAATGGAAGGAATTTGATATGGCTAAAACTATTGAAGATGCCATGAAACATGCACAGGATTTGGTTAACGACTTCTATGATCAGAAGAAGATGATGGAGGCCGTAGACAAGATGTATTTCATGGAGTGGAAGGATAAGCCTTCCGGCAAGGAATACAAGTTCACCACATCCCCCTCTGCCCGTAATGCCCTGTTGGGTGCGATCAGGCTGATGACATCCACCGAGCCTAACTTCTCTGTGCCGTTTGATAAGAACAAGAAAGAAGCCAAGATCATCAGTGAACGGATCGAAAAGTTCTGTAAAACCGTCTGGTATCATTCGGGTCGTTTTCGTGGCGTACCCTTAGAACAGCCAGCGATTGAGAGCTTATTGCGCTATGGGATGATGTGCCTGGCTATCGTGGATACCGAGAGCTTGCGGGATATGATCGTCAAAGAGGGGTCGAGTAAAGCACAGGTCAGGCAGTTGGATCGGTTGGTTGAAAGCACCCCCTACCTGATCGAAGCGTGGGATCCAAAAGGCGTGTATCCAGAGTTTGATCGGTTCGGGCTTAACTCACTGTACCGCACCGTTGAGATGACCGTTGCTGAGGTCAAAGCACAGTTTGGTGATAAGGCTATTTCAGAGATCGTTGGCAAAAAAGAAACCAACCTGAATGACCGGGTGCAGTATGCGGACTATTGGGACTTAGAAAAACATATCGCCTGGATTTCTACGGTGGTAACGGGTGGTAATCAGATCATCGCAGGTGAGCCAATCGTGGACGAGAAACATGATCTGCCCTGTATCCCCATCGTGGTACAGACCAGTGAAGGTTCGTATATTGATTCAGGCAGGGAACATCAGGCGGTGCCATTCCTGTACACGGTTCTCAAAAGCGAATTGTGGGAACGGCAGAACCTTGAACTGACCTATCTCTACACCAATCTTTTCAACCTGGCCGCAAACCCAACCTATATTTACAGGTCTAACGGTGAAGATGAACTCGAAACCAATTATGACATTCCTGGTGGACGGGTGACACTCAAACCGAATGAGGACTTTTATCTTTTACAGAAAGACGTGATCAACAAGGATATGATGCACGGGCTGACCATCGCTAATGAGTTGGTGGAACAGAGTACCATTCATCAGCAGGCGTTGGGTGGGATGGGTAACCTGGGTGCTAATGTCGCCTTCTCTACCGTGAGCTTGCTGAACCAGGTGGGACGGTTGCCGTTGGTATCCCCGCAAAAACGTGGTGGGTGGGGTATCGGGACAACGATGGAGTTGATGTTCGATATGCTCAAAGACACCAACAAAAAGCGTAAACTAAAAACCAAAGAAGGGTTTATTGAATTTGATCCAGACGAAATTCCAGCAGACCTGATCATCGAGGCTAACCTGGAAGTGGACTTACCGCAGGATCAGATGAACCAGGCGAATATCGCTCACCTTGTCACGCAGGCTGGACTTGCATCCCGCAGATGGGCGAGAGAAAAGATTTTGAACATCGGTCAATCCGATGAAATGGATAAGGAAATTTGGGACGATCAGGCGAATACGCAAGAGTTCCAGAGAATACTGGCTAACTTCATGCGTGAGGAAATGATGCGAGAAGAACAGGCGCGCCAGCAGGGACAGGGTGGGCCACCGCAAGGACAGGGTATGCCACCTGAAGAAGAAATGCGAGGGCCTGTATCACCAGGGTCAGCCATGCAAGCGCAAGCTGGACTGACACCTGCACAAAGACCAGGCACAAAACCAGCACCACCGCAGGGAATGGGTATGCCGCCGCAGGAAAGTGAGTTGATGTAATGGATATTACCGATGCACTTGACGCTTACCTGACCTCAAAGGTCAAGGTTGGTGAATGGCAAATGGAATTTATGGGTAAGTTCTATAAACCGATTGCCGATATGATGATCAATATGGCTATGCAGGGCGCAAAGAATGAGCAGATGTTTGATCAGGGTAAACTTAATCAGGTTTTGTCGCCAGGGGCAAAACAGAAACTAAGAGGTGAGTGATGCCGAACTCAGCATATTATTACTATTCTCCCTACACAAACCAGACCCAGAATACTGGTAACGCTGGCCCACAGGGCGTGCCGAGCTTTTACGGAAAGAAAACCACACCGAGAACGCAATACGCACCGCCTCAAATGCAGGCTACGCAGGGCGTGGCTACGGGCTATGGCCCCAACCAGCAAGCGCAAGCCGCAGAACGAGCCTCGGTCATGCAGTGGGAACAGGTACGCAAGGCCGCAGAAGCGGAAGCTGCTCGGCGCAGGATGTACGAAGAAGCACAGCGCAGGGAACAGGAACGGTTGTTTGCTATTTCTGCCGCAGAAAAAAAGCAAGCACGCCTTTCTGAAATCTCACAACGAGGGCAGGATATGGCGGGTCAGATCGCAGCGCAGTACGGGCCACAGCAGATGCAGGCTGGCGCACAACCAGGTTGGGCTATGAACTATCCACCCAACCAGTTACAGGCAGGCTTTCCGCAGGCTATGTATGGATTGCAAACGCAAATACCTTTTACAGGTAGCTATCCTGGCTATCGCGGTGATGTACCAAACAATCCAGCACTAAATTATACAGGTAGCTATCCTGGCTATCAGGGAATACAAAGCCATGAATTAGTACAAATGACGGGTAGAGGCGTTCCCGGTATGGCTGGCTGGCAACTGCCAGAATACGACCGCTTTGGCAATCCTGCACCCGAAATCAAGACCTGGGGATTTCAAAAAACTAAACCCCCAAATATGTATCCCTGGATGATGCAGGGTTATTATATGACACCCGAACAGATAACACAGACCCGAAGCAGAGTAGAGGAATATAAAGCCAATCAACCCAGGTACGGCGAAACCCGTTATAAAAATATGTGGGACGCTTACGCGGAACACCCTTGGACACTGAGTATGCCCTGGGAGTATGGAGTAGAAGAACCAGCCCCTACAGGTGGTGGTGGTTATGGTGGTGGCTATTCCTACCCTGGTGGTGGTGGTGGTGGCTATTCCTTCCCAAGTTATGAGCCTGCTAAGTCGAGCAACCAAGCAAGCAGGGGTTACGGAGGCAGGCAGCCCGCACAGTCCTGGTATCAGAATATGCTCAACTGGAAAATCGGCTAACGATAGGATAAACGATGCCTAATACCCCTACGCCCAATTACAGGCAACAAGAATTAGATCGTATAAAAGAGCAAAAGACCTGGGCTGACCGATACGCCCTAAAGGATATGAGTTTGCCGGAGGGTGTTAAACGATACCATAGATACGAGGTGTCGCGTGGTATACCAGAGCAGGAGGGGTATAGGATAATACCGCCGAAATGGGGGGATGCCTGGGTTCAACAATACAACCTACCTAATCAATCCTACTTTGCACAAGACCCAAGAAGGCTTGCCAAGTATCACTACTTTGGGATGACAGCACCCGATGATTGGGAAACGCCTGATTGGTTCAATCGTGATCAGTACGGTGAGGCATTTGCATATATGCAAGCCACGCAGGGGGATGATTGGAAACAGTGGAAACCTTTTGATAAGGATGATCCGAGTGCGATCTATTTGACTTCTTTGTCACAACCGCCAAAGGAATTTCAATTACCGGGCGAGGTTGGACAGCATGAAGAAATAGCCAATTTGATTTCAAAATTGACAGTGGGGGAAGATGGGCTTATTCGTATTGAGGACTTAGCCCCGTCCGAACACGATAAGCTGATGGAATATATGTATGGTGACGAGCAGAGGGAAATGTCACCATTTATGCAAGAAGGCACATGGGATCAGCTCGAAACTTGGCAGAAATGGGCGTTGAGTATTTACAGCCCGCAACCGATGGAAGGGCGGCCTGAATGGACGCGGGCTGCTGGATCGGTTGTCCCCTCTGCTATGGCGTTCCTGGGTGGCAAGATGGGGTCTGCCCTTGTGTTAGGTGCGGTGGGTTCTCTGATCGGTGGCACAGCAGGCACAGCAGTTGCAGGCCCTATCGGTACGGCAGTTGGTTTGGCTGCTGGTGCGGTGCTTGGTGGATTGGCATTTTATCAGTCTTATACGGGTGAGCAGATATGGGGTGTGAATGAAATCCTACGGGTGCTGGACTTACCCGATGAGATCACAGAAAAGATCATAGGCACGATCCTTCAGGCAGCGGATGGTGAATCACAAGAGGTATTACAGAACCTACCTGCCGCCTGGAAAGCAGCAGAGATGACCTATGAGTCAACCCTGCCCTTTGGTAACTATTTTTTGAATATGATGTCAGGCGGTTTTCAATTAGCCGAAACCGCCTTTAACTCCATTGGTTTTGATGTTGAATGGTCGTCCGGGCAATATGCCAGTTGGAAGGCTGGTGAGATTTGGGCTTTAGAGAGAGCCGTTGTTGAGCCTTTGCTGATCAGGGGTGGGCTGGTGGCAGGCGCAGCACTTGACGAAGCAAGGTCAATGATCATCAGTGGCGTTCCTGTGGAAGAAGTCTATGCGGACTTTATCAATCGCTATGGGTACTCCGGCAACATCACGGACTTTATTGCACAATCCGTACTCGACCCGTCCCAAGCTGCACCCTGGGTAACGAACCAGGTGGTTGGTAAGATTGCTGACGCTAAGGGGGATGCGTTCTTGAAACTTGCTGTGGAGGGTAGCAAGGGCGCACTTGACGTGGATATACTACCCCCTGGAATTGATTGGGTTTACTCTAAGATCACAGATCGCCCATCGTCTAAGGGTTTGTTTGATACCCTCAATCATTATAAACAAATAATGCGTCAGGGTGTGTTGCCTCTCGACTATTGGCCTGAGATTGTATCACCAGCAACGGTGTATGATGTGAACCCTGATATGTTCAGAGATGTGGGTGGTCAGTTCACCAGCATTTTAGATAAGCACGCCACCAGGACAGACACGGGCGTTTATACAGTGGATATGAACGCCATCAATACCGAGTTCAGGGCTTATATCGAGAACCAGCTTACCAGCGTTGCCGTTGATATAAACAATGAGCAGATGAAAGCGATCATTGACCACACAGTTGAGCAGGTCAGGAATGTTGCTCTTGAAACCGTGTTGAACAATCCCGGTCAGAACGATGCGGAGTTGAACACAAACATCAATAATGCGATCAACGAATTTGTTGACGATCAGATTGGCATGATCTCGGTAGAAGGTGCAGAAAAGCGTACAAAGTATTATCCCGAACTATCCGAATGGCAGCGATCATACGCAGGGTTGACAGAGGACGGGCAGTATTCTGAATTACAACCAAGGCGTGCGAGTAACTGGTTCAGCAAACTTACCAGCCTTGACCCCACATCGCAGGCGATCATATCCCTTGACAACCTGCTCACGAACACGGGTGGGTTGTTACAGGCATACGCAGACGACCCGATTGGCATGGCAAGGCTGATAAAAACGGTTGCTGGTGCTGATTCATTACAGGCAGGGCAGGTGATCGAGGCTATGATCCAGTCTGCCGCAACGAAAACATCCGCACCTTTGATAAAAGCCTTTGTTGAAAACGGATTACTCGATCAAATGGTGGCAAATTGGGAGGTTACATCACCACAACGGACATTGTTGAACCTGTTATCAGAGGAATTGGGACAAAAACAGGGGCCAATGCTCGAATTAGCCGTCAAAGACCCTGACACCGTGATCCAAATGGTGAGAAATGCGGTAGAAAATAACCAGAATAACCGCTTGAAGTCGGTTTTAGCCGACATTGACAGTGGTTTGATCAATGCCGAGAACCTGAAATCACGTATGGAGGTCTTTACAGGCAAAAACTACGTCCCGTTTACTTCTCAGATGTTCCAAACCGAAATGATGATGCAGTTACACGGGTTCGGAGAGAAGTTTGTGGTTGATCATTACGGGATTAAGCCAAAAGCATGGTTCTTCAGGCTCAGTTCGGCTATGAAAACCTTTCAATCCCTGGCTGTGTTGGGTTTCAACCCTCTGTATGCCGTTTATAACTATGTAAACAACCTTGCCACCCGTGCAGCACAGGGTATTTTCGGTATGCACACCCCCGGACAGATCGATTTGTTTTGGGATCGGTTCGGGATCAAGCCTGCTATGCTGGATGTGGGTATGGGTATGGCTGATCCAGAGGGAGGGACACATAGGGGCGGTTCAGCACTCTCGGCAGCGATGGATGCGGGTGATTGGATCAGTAAATTACGCAAGGCAGGGTCAAAAGCGGCTAAGTTGGGTATCTTCTCTAACCTGGCCGCCATGATCGAGGTTGCGGAAAGCCGTCAGGCAACCACGATTGGCACAGAGCAGATGTGGTCTAAGGTGTGGAAGGACGGGGTGGGTTATCAGAAGATGCCTGCTGAGGTAGAGGCTACCTTACGCACCATCAACCCAAGATTACCCGATCAGATATATTCCCTGATCAACCAGGGCTTGAACATGGACGAGGTTGTCAATAACCTATATGCCAATGCTAAATTCGAGGGCGTTGAAAGCACGATGCAGCGTGCCATTCAGGATGTGTTTGTAAACAACCCTGAAAAAGCACGGGACATTATTGAGAAGTCCGGTATCAAGCAGGAATTGATTGACGTTCTGGATGGCGTGCAGACCCGCCAGGAAATGATCAACGCATTTGATTATATCTATGGGCGTTTAGATTCAATCATCGAACAGGCATTGGCAAACGATATGATTGCCATTCCAGAGGATGTAAGAAACCGCATCCAGGCTGAAGGTTGGTCTGCTATGATGCCGTTATGGTCTGAACTGTGGTCACACTTTACAGCAAGGCGTATGACGGATATTGTCGAGAACCAACTGACCGCACAGATCGCTGATGCTCACCGTTCTAACGAACAGTATGACGCAGCACGGGCAGCCTGGCGAAGTCGGATTTCTGAATCAGATGCACAGTGGAAACGCACCCATAACATGATGCTGGCAACGGCAAAGGGTATGATTGACGCAATCGGCACAACCGATCCTAACGCACAGGGTTATGTGAACCTGATGAGCAACTGGATGACCGATTGGGATAAGTTCTACGTTGAGAAGAAAAAGATATTCCAGGAATACTTTGATACTGACGCTAAAGGGGATCGGCGCAAGGCACTCTGGAAGGACACACAGGAAAAGGTTGCCAAACTTTATGATCAGCATGTGGTCATCGAGAACGGACAACTTACCAGCATGTTCGAGGCATTGGGTAAGGTGTACGAGGAAACCAGCCACCGACCCGCAACAGAGGTTACGGCGTGGGGGCAGGATGTTATCAAGGCATGGGAAGCCACATCGAATGAGGTCAAGAAGTTCAGGGAAACCCTACGCAATACAGACCTCTCACCCGCAGAAGTACGCCAAGCTTTTGAGAATTTCAACTCACAGACCTTCAGCAAACTGGTTGCTGACCAGCGTAACGCTATTGTCAATGGCGCATTGGAACTGGCAAAGATACAACCGCAGGACGTGGCAAGGGTTGATACTACCGTTGATACTACGCCCGTTGTAACACCAGAGATCGCAAGTAAGCAGGCACGGATACTAACTGCCGAGTATCTTAAACAAGCACTCATAGAGCGTGCTTCCAAGTATGGGGCATACATCGCCACGACCGACCAGCGTAACGCATTGGCTGGAATGTTGGCACAGGCATATCCTGACGATGGTGACAGGCACATGGTACAGCGATACCTGTTTGATGCCGACAGCACCAGGGACGTACCAGGTGCAAAGGTCAAGGCTGCTCTCGATCTGTTTACCTCTGTGGATACCGAAGGGAAAACGGTCTTTGTTATCCCTGAGAATATCAGGGTGCAGATGGACGGGTTGTTGGAAGCTGCTTATGAGAACGCAGGACAGGGATCGCTTTATGACGGCAAGCCTGCTGATAATGCCGACCCTGCTGACAAGGCTAAATACAACGAAAAGAAAATCCAGAAAGAAGCACAACAGGCAGAGGTAGACCAGCAGACCACCGCAGATGCCAGCATGACACGGGATACTTTCAGGACGAAACTGAGAGAAGCCTTCAATCTGACCCGTGAGCAGAACATGGCGGTCATGGCTTTGGTGGATGCACATGCTGAGGTATGGGGTGCAAGAGAAGGCAAGACAGCCGATCAATGGTATGTTGAGAATGTCGGTGACATTCAAAATGTTGATATAAAAAAGGTTATCAAAGACAAAATGAGGCTTGGCGCAACCGAGTTGTTAGACAATGGCAAGCGTGTTGTTCAAGCCTTCAAAGGTGCAGACATTGTAACCGCAATCCATGAACTCGGTCATGTGTTCAGTTATGACCTTGACGCAACCGAAATAGAAACAGTTGCTAAATGGACGGGTTACGATATTTTAGCGACAGACCTTGATACCACGCAGACCAATGACGCTTATGTCAAGGCACAAGAAATGTTTGCTGATGGGTTTGTTAAATACATGGCCAATGAATTGGCCGTTGATGTTGCCCCGCCTGCTATGCTGAACGTATTCCAGAAGTTCGGCAAGTGGCTGACAAGTATCATCAACAGTCTATCCAAAGAGGATCAGGCACTATACGCAGACATCTCCCCCGAAATGAAGCGGGTGTATGACCAGTTGCTTTTCAACCAGGACACACTTGACACGCTCAGCATAAAGAAGCAGTTGTTACAGCACGCACCTACGGGTGATACGACAATAGCGATTGGGGTGGATACGCACCAGAATTACAGCGTGCAGTATAAGATCGTGGAGGCAGCCGATTTAGTTGCTTCACACGAAACCACATTCAAACCTAACCCGCTTTATCCGCAGGAATTACGGGCACGGTTCAGGGATCGCCCTGCTAACCAGATGCAGATATTGAAGATCATAGCAGAGTTCAACCCTGACGAAATACTGGTTGATACAAAAATGACCGATGCAGGAACGCCGATCATTGGCCCCGACATGGTGGTTGAGAGTGGTAACGGACGGGTGATCGCCCTGAAAACAATGATCAAGAGCAACCCCGAATTGTTTACCGCTTATATTGACCAGCTTACAACCTACCTGAGCGATTATGGGTTCAACCCTGATGCCCTCGAAGGCATGGAATATCCCGTACTGGTGAGAACACGCCTGGATGATGTGGACAGGGTGGCGTTTGCACTTGACGCTAATGCGGATCGCACAAGCGGATATTCTTCTGTTGAGCAGGCTTATATTGACGTTAGGTACTGGTCTAACGAAATGCTTGCCAACCTGAAAGTTGGTGAAACACAGGAAATATCGGATGCCATTCAGTCGCCCACCAACAAAGATATAATCAACAGGTTCTTAGAGAACGTACCCGATAACGAATTGATGGAAATGGTTGATCAGGACGGCAATCTATCCCGCCAGGGATTGGAACGGATCAAGAACTCGCTACTGGCAAAGGTCTTTGATAGCGAGGGTGGTCAGAGGATATTGCAGTTATTTAGTGAATCTGCTGATCCTCTGGTAAGGAACATTGAACGGTCAATCGAAAGATCGTTGGGTGAACTTGCTGCTTTGGATGCCTTGATTGAAGAAGGCAGGCGACCCGCAGAATACAGCATATCAGACGACCTTGCAGATGCCATCAATGCTTACTTATCCGTGAAGGATAGCGGACAAACAATAGAGGATTGGAATAACGCAATCTCTATGTTCAACGAGGATCGTTATATTGATGTTGGTCTTTACGATCCTAATGCTTCAGAGCAGACAATGGAATACAAGCGTAACCTGTACCATTACCTTGTCGCTAATAGAAAATCAATGAAGCCGTTGGCAGAGTTTTTGAAAAGGTATGCACAGAGTATCATCGCACAACCCGAAGCGGATCAGATGGGATTGTTGGGTGAGGTGGCACGGCCAAGTAAAGAAAGCCTGGCAGTACAGACGATGGAGAGCCTGGTACGTGACGGCACATCCAAATCCTTCTTAGATCAGGGTAAGCCAGGACAGACCCCCACCCTATTCCAGACCCGTGTATTCGATGACGTGCCACCCGCAGGAACACCGATCCCGCAGTACGAGGGCAGGATGACGGAGGAAACCTACACCGAAACCCTGAAACCCCTGCTGGAACAGATGAAGCATATTGCGCTTGAAGATATGACCAACGGGCAGGCGTTCTCATTCGACAACTTACCCGAAGATGTGGCGATAGATGTCAGGGATTGGACTAAGACGCTATCAGAGCAGATGGCAGGCGCAAAGTTATTGTCAATGCGCTATGGCGAGATGCAGAGAAACCGAGCCTTGCTGAATTATCAGGAACGCTACGGGATTGACGAATACACACAGTTGGTATTCCCCTACCAGTTCTGGTTCACACGGACAATGGGTGAATGGGGTAAGCGGATGATCGAGAAACCCGCCTGGCTGATGATGTACTTGCGTATCCGCAGACATCAGGAACGCATGGAGCAGGAAGGTATCCCAAGCAGGTTGAAGGGCAAGTTTAGAATACCTGCTGAGTGGTTGCCTGACTTTATGGGTAATGCGATCTACGCAGACCCGATGGGGCAGATATTCCCATTTGAGCAGTTCGCTACCCCGTTTGAAATGCTATCACGCACGGGTGAGAATGTGGAATACGGTGCAATCCAGATCGTTCAGCAGATGGTCAAGGATGGACTGATCACCGCATCGCAGGCACAGCAAACCATTGAGAACAGGGACGATCAATACTGGTTACAGGCTATCGCAAAGGCACAGACCGAGTTAGAGGATCAGGGTGAGCTTACCGGGATGAACCTGGCGAGTATGATGATGACCCCTGCTATGTGGTGGACATACCCGTACCACATTTTGAAGGGAACGCCTGAGAAGTTATATCCGCTGCCAGGCACACGCACAGGGCAGGCGTTGAGTACACTTGGCGGGCCTTTGGGCGTGATCGGTAGTATCATGGCATTACCTGAAGAAGCTATGCGAGAGAAATTCAATCTCTCTAAGTTTGGTGAGTGGGGTGATTACTACATTGATCGGATGCTGGCGAACCTGACGGCAGAAGGGGCGATTGATCCGAATGATGCGGTGGTTGCGATGATTGAGCGCAAGGGGCCTGCCTTTGATATGGCATATCAACTGGTAGAGAAAGAGTGGGCGTTGAAGATACCAGGCTCACAAACCGCTATGGCGATTGGTGAGGGTAAGTTTGGTGCGGTGCTATACACCCTGCCGACAACCCTGTTCCCTGTTGGCATTTTACCAGAGGGCGAATTGATCCAGCGTGGGTTGAAGGTGGAATACGGTAAGGCGTGGGACAGTTACAAGAAGGGCAACCCGAAAGCACTCAATGAGTTCTTTGAAGAACATCCTGAGTATCAGGCACGGTTAGCCCTGTTTGACGAACCAGAAGAACGGATGCGCCAGTTCCTTGTCAGTGAGATATGGGAGAGGTGGCAGACGATTGATAATCGCAATAAGCCGTTGATCGTGGATCAGCTTGGTAAGAACTTTGAGCAGGCGTTCCTTGACACAGAAACACGGGATTACACAGCGATTGACATAGAATCACTGGCACATTGGGCGCAGTTGTTAGGCGGTTACGTGCCTGACACAACCGAAACCAGCAGCGTCAGAAGCACACCGCTATTCCAGCAAGAGAGCTTGAAGGTCTTTTCACCTGAAGCAATCGCACAGGTTGAGAAATTCAACCAGTTACGGGATGAGCAATACCCCAATTACAAGTTCTTACAGACCACGTACTTTGAATTACCAGAAACGCCAAAGAATGTTCGTAAGGATTTCCTGGAAGAAAACCCTGAACTGAAAGAGTATTGGGAATGGAAGGATGAGTATTATAAGAATTATCCATTGGTTGAAAAATACCAGGATGAAATGAAAAAGCGGTACGAGAACAACGATGACATCTATACCACGATGGGCGCACAGGATATGCCAAGCACACAGCAGGTGGCGATCAAGGCTATCTCAGAGAACGAACCTGCCCTGATGATGCAGATGATGTTTGCTTACTTCTCAGGACAGGACGTGAGTGGTGGTGCGAGAACAATGTTACGGTCAATGTGGGAAGGTATGGGTTATCCAGAGGGTAACTTTGATGCCTGGCTTAATAAACTGATGGGTGAACTGTTGAATTAGAAAGGATTTGCCTATGAAATAAGTATTGTAAAATTTGAAAATACTGATATAATGGATTAAGTAACCACAATTGAATATGGAGGTATTCCAATGAGTGATCAGGCTTATGGAACCCGACCAGGTGGCGAACAAGGAGGTGGCACTCCTAACGCATCCGGTCAAGAGGTTTTAGCCCCACAGGACGGCCAATCCGCAGGGCAGGAACCGCAGGGTAATGAGCAAGTAGTCGTCACAAGGAAAGATTTAGAGGCTTGGGCGCAGCGCATCAAAGAAGAAGCGATTGAAGAATCAACAAAGCGAGCGCAGTCCATGACCGATAAAATGGGAAGCCGGCTGGATAAGGAGATTCAAGGCGCACTTGAACAGGCCACAAATGCGATTGAGCTTGGGAAGCAAGCGGGTATGAAATATACCCCTGAGCAAGAGCAAGCCATTCGTGACAAGGCCATCAACGCAGCGTACACCAAATTGAATCAACCCGGCCAATCTTCACCCCAAAGTTCTGAGCCGCCAGCAGTACCAGGGCAACAGGATGCGGGGCCACAGTCGGCAGACCCGATGGTATGGGTGAACCAAGAAGTTCAGCGCATTATGACTGAAACAGGTGTTTTTATCCCGCCCGAAGAAGCAAACCAGCTAATCGTAGGCGAGGGTGGAAACCAAGAAATGACCCCTTACCAGTACATACAAGCGTTTGAATCGCTTGCACGTCAACGACAATCAAATACTCGCCAACCCACCGGTCTAAACCCGGCAATCCCGTCTTACGTTCAGGGTGGGAAGTCGTCCGAAACCCAAACTGCTCTGAGGTCACAGTACCAGAAAGAGATTGAGCAGATCAAGGCAGGGACACACCCAAGCATAAAGCGGGGCGAAACCAATGCGTTACAGCAAATGGAAAACGAGTACAGACGGAAAGGGTTGGAGTTCTAATCAAAGATAAGGAGTTAGCCAATGCCTAACTTACCAAACCCATTTTCGACTTACAGTGATGTTGCCCCGCAGAAGCGGGTCATCACCGATTACATTACCCTGATCGATCCATCCGATGCTCCCTATGTGGAACGGGTGGGTGGTCTGGATGGTGCCGCAGGCAAGTTCAAGTTCCTCAACAAAGGCGTACGGCCTGAGTGGTTAGAGGATACCCTTTCCCCCTTGTCCGGCATACTTGCAAACTCCGCTACAATCGCATCTACTGATACCACGATGACTGTAGCCGATCCAAATATGCTTCAAAAAGGGCATATTCTTTTGATCGGTTCTGAGCAGGTGTGGATCAGCGCAATCTCAGGCAGCGTTGTAACCGTAACCCGTGCCTTCAATGGTACTGCTGCATCAGCCAACTCAATCGCCGCATTTACTGTGGTGGGTATTGCCCGCCTGGAAGGTGCTGACAGCGATGAGCTTGGCTATACTGACCGAACCACAGGGTCTAACTTCACTCAAATTTTCCACCAGGAAATCAAAGTGACCGAAACCCAACAGGTCATTGACCAGTACGGGATCAGCAACGAGTTCGATTACCAGGCAAAGAAGGCCGTGCCTTCACTCATGCGCCTGATCGAGCGACAAACCGTTTACGGCGTAGCCAAGTCCGGTTCAACAACCACGCCACGCTCGTTTGCTGGCACACCAGCGTTTGTTACCACAAACAAAATTGCCGGAACATCGCTTGCACAAAGCATGTTCGAGAACGCAGTCAAAGCCGCTTATGAGGCTGGTGGGACTGGCCCCTGGGTTGCCGTTTGTTCACCAAACAACTTGCAGAAGATCAAGAATTTCTATGATAGCTCGAACTTCTTGCGGGTGACAACGGAACAAAGCCGGGTTGGCATGGTGATTGAAACCATCGTTACCCCATTCGGTGATGTTGACTTGCTGCTCAACCGGTGGCAGACCAACACAGAAATCCCGATTGTGGATGCACAGCACGCAGGGTATTTGACCCTACGGCCCTTCACACAAGAGCCGCTGGCTAAGGTCGGTGATTCAATTCGTGGTCAGGTTGTGGGTGAGTTCACCTACTGCTTGCGCCAAGAAAAGGCACATGCCATCCTGACGGCAGTTTCATAACCTAACCTAAAAGGGATGGTCTAATCGCCGGCGATGAAAAGGGGTTTCCCGCCCCCCTGACCATCCCTAAATAGCGGGCGTGAAAGGGATCACGTATGTCTAAAATGTCCACAATACCGGTGTTCAAGTGTAAGTATTGCGGTAGGCCGGTGTATGCCACGCAACTTGAAACCACAATACCAGACCCCTCAACCACGATGCTAACTGAGATGATGAGTAACCTATCCAAGATAGCGATATGCGATAATTGCCTGGCTTCATACAACTATTTTGCCGGCCAGGGACGCTCGGAGGAATTTATCAGGGGTGTTATAAGCCCAATCAACTTAGACACAAAGAGGCAACATGAGTGATAATGCTATTATCGACATCGGTATAGCGTGCGCGCCAAGCCAATCACCTGATTGGTGGAACCCTGTTATGGCGTTGATTTTAGAAACTGATCGGACAGAGGGATTGACGATTGGTAAGGTACGCAGCGTATCAAGCGCACTACCAGACCACAACAAAAACAATACGATTGGTCAGGTCAAACGCAGATGGTCACTGACTGACGCTAATCGTAACGAGGTAATCAATCAGGGATTTATAAAGGACGGTGCTGATTGGATATTCTGGATTGACGATGACACCGTGCCACCGCCAGGGACAATCTCACGCCTGATCATGTTAGGCAGAGAGTTTGTCGCTGGTCTTTATTTTTATCCCAGGAAACCCTACAACCCAATTGCCTACAAGCGACAGCAGGATAGCGGTCTGTACTATCCAGTATATAACTATCCGAAGGGTGCGCTGATCGAGGTTGACAGCGTGGGGATGGGATGCACGCTCATTCACAGAACCGTTTATGAGGAAATCCAGAAGCAGCACATTGTCTTTGAAAGACAGAACGGATCCCTGTTCCCCGTACACAAGAGTAATGTGAGAAAACCATTTGTGACCAAGCATGACAAGCGAGAGCCTGGCATGGTGCGGTATGGTGAGTACAGGGAAAAGGTAACGCCAATGGATGAGGGTGATGATCGCCCGTTCCCGTTCTATTTGTTAGAGCATGGCCGGACAGAGGATCATCACTTTTGTGAATTGGCTGAAAGCGTGGGCGTGAAACCGTATATTGATACCACGATCACCTGTGAACACTGGAAGATGGGAATGACCACAGAAGAAGATTACGAGCGAGAGATGGAACTTGCTGAAAGCATTGACAACCAACTGGACGAGATGGCGGTGCAGGAATGAAGGTATTGAAGATCATTGAAACGATTGACATTGGCTTACAACTGCCGGAGGATGCCGAGGTTGTATCACAGACGTTGAGCGAATACATGGAAGCAGAGCATGACCGGTATGATCTGATTGTTTGCGTTCATGTATTGCAGACCCTGTTTGCCAGCGATGTGATGGAAGTGTTCGTAAAGATGGCGAATGATTTAGTGCCGATGGGTGAGCTTCATGTTCACGTGCCGGCTATGGATTTTGCAGCCAAGAAGATCATCAAGAGTGACGCTGATCCGATTGCCTTTTACATGGTCTATGGCAGTAAAGAAACGCCGTTCCATTGTGGCTTCAATCTCTTATGGCTCAGGGCATTAGCGACCCAGGCTGGTATGCTGGTAAGATCAGCACAAGCGGGATTATTCGATATTACTTATAGCGACAGAAAGGTACAGGTTCCTGAGCATGTGGTGGTTGCTACTGTTCTTCCTGATTAATGCTTTCTTCTCATGGCGGTATGCTGGATTAGATATTGACCCTGACTTTGCTTATTTCAATTTGCCCGGACAGGTTGGTTCCTGGTACGGACGTGATTTTGTAGACTGTAAATCCCCCCTGGTACACATTTGGTTTTGGATATTGTCAAAGATTTGGCATCCCGTTTATGGCGTGAGGTTCCTGCATTTCTTTATTACGGGCATACCTGCATTTGCTTACACCTTCCTTACCGGTGATGTGTGGGGTGGGCTGGCGTTTATTATTCTGGTTCATTCGGGCTGGCTGTACGCCTTTCATGGCAACGTGGGTGACATACCCGCAGGTCTGATCCTGATTGCCCTGATTGTGCCTAACCCCTGGATAGCCATAGGACTGTTTGTTTTAGCTGTGCTGTACGAACCCAAGCTGATTGTATCTCTTGCGCTCTACGTGGCTATTAGAGGGTTCTGGTGGCAATCTGTGGCGTTTGCGCTGGTTGGTGGTATGTCAGCACTTGCGTTATGGTACTTCAAACATGAGTGGTGGCGGTGGTTGATCGAAGCCAACCTGACCATCCCTAAAAGGATGAACAAAGCCAGGAAGGGTTTATACGATTACATGCCAGGCTATACCTCAATGTGTTTTCTATACGCTGGCATGTGGGTTGCTGGTGCGGTGATCGCTAAACCTGACATACTCTACTGGTTGCCCGTTATAGCGTATATGCTATTGATGTTCGCTGGAAGGGTAATCAGACCCAACCATTTACTACCGATTGTCGCCTGGATCGCTGTGGCAGGGATAGAACCCGTATGGGTGATCGCCTTCAGCAGCGTAGATTTTATAAGCTCTGGTTTATATTTGGGTGACATTTGGGCGAGGTTTTATTTAGGGCTTAGGGATAGAATAAAGGATGCAAGAGAATTGGGTTTGTGGTTGAAAGATAAGCCTGGTCGGTTATGGCTGAACAGTATGCACTCAGAAATATATATCTGGTCGGGCAAACAACCTTTATACGGTATGACAGAACAGATCGAGATAGCGCAGGTGGCAGATGAAAGGCGTAAGAAGATGCTGATGCAGTTTGCAAAGGAACCGCCTGATTGGGTGGTTGATCAGCCAGGATCGCCAGCGCAATTTGACAAACACGGGTTCAAGCTCGTTGCTCAAAGCGGGTTCTTCAATGTTTACGAAAGGATCAAGACATGACGACATTAGCGGATGTACTTAGAAATCTTGAAATGCGGATACCCGGAACAGCCTCTCACGATACGATGGTTGATGCCGTCAATACTGCCCTATCTGAAATCGGTAAGGTGACAAGGGTAGATGATACCCTGGTGGTTGTACCGAGCCAGATGGAGTATGAACTGCCAACGGGTGTAAACAACGTGGTCAGGATACAGGTTTCTGTGGATAGCACCAACGAGTATTTCACGACTATCTTCAACTGGCGTGAGGTCGGTGGGTACATCTATTTCCCTGGTCAGCTTGGGTACACCGCAGGCAATACCATTCGAGTATATTTCAACGAAATCCATGAGATCGTTGATGATGATGCTGACGAGATCGCAGAGGGTATTCCGATGCCCTTGATCTGTGCGATTGCTGCTTACCGCTATGCCTTATTGAATTACCAGAACCTATCCAATCTCGGTGTAAAGGATAAGGACATCCTCAATATGCTGATGACAGAATCACATGAGGCGAAACTGAACCACCGGGTAAAGAAAATGAAACGTGATCCAATCTTAGGGAGTGAGCGATGATACGAGTAGGCCCTACCGAACAGAAACCCACACATATATTTAGCCTGAATGACGGTGTAACCGAAGTCGGCTTTATCACCTGTGATCGAGCAGGACGCAAAAGCGTGATGGATGGCTGGTCACAATCCCCCATGCCACGCACCGCTATGAAGATGAGCCAGGGTGCGGCCAGTTATGAGGACTTTGAGCTGCCGTTCACCAGCATTATCCAGCAGGACTATTCGGGTGGCATGAACGCAGAGGACTTTGAACCAGACAAGACCCGCTATCGTGATGGCAGGCACGTTGACACCACCAGGGGTGATGTGATCAGTGGGCCAAAAGCAACTGTGATTGTAACCGAGGTCAAAACGCTCGACTATGCAGGGTCATTAGAAACTGACCTTTGGGCTTATTATGGAAGCACATACACAGAAATCGCCACAGAATATACGCCCAGCGTAAATATAGATGTTAGCGCAATAAAAATAATTCACATAGGAGAAGAAAAATATAATGTTTTATTAAACGCTAAAATATACAGCGATAACGCAGGTTCCCCGGGCAGCGTTCTTGGCTACGGTTCGATGCAAATTTATGAGATAGATAATGGTGTTTATACAATAAACTTAAACGCAACGGTTAGTCTGACAGGCTCAACAAAGTATTGGATTGGGGTATATACAGAGTATGCAGCACCGCTGGATGGCATAAGTTACCGCGCCAGAACTAAAACAGGTACCACCACAAAATATAAAGAAACCACCTGGAAAACAATAAGCAATAAGACGCTTGCTTTTGAATTGCAATACACCGAAGGTGCTTCATCCCCAATGGAAGTAAAGTATTTCGAGTTCAAACGATCTATATATTTGATTCAAAGCAGGTCGGATGGATCACAGAAACTATATATCAACGGATGCAGGGGTGCAGGTAAGAGTAACAGCGCAAACAAGCTACTGCTAAACACAGATCAAGACTTATCTGCCTTTGACCTGGCTGGATGTGTTGCGATGATTATAGAAGGGCCAGGCAGTAAAGAAGAACAGCCCTGGCGTACAATCGTAAGCAATACCACAACGGGAACGAATGATGTGATCACGGTTGATAGTCCCTGGAAGGTCACACACACGACAGCAACCTCATGGGTGGTCTTGAAGTCTGACGATTGGACAGAAATTGCAAGTCATGGACTGACAAATAAGATAACCGATGTGGCGGTGACAGAGGATTACGTGATCTTTGCACAGGGGGCTGATGCCAAGATGCGGTTCATGCGTGAGTATAACAATTCAGGCACATGGACAAGACTGTTTGCGGTACAGGCTGACAACTATGGGCCAGCCGCAAACGAAGGTAACTACGCAGACTTTCTTGAAACAGGGACGCTGATGTCAGGAGAGATCGTTTTGTGGCGAGCAAGGATCGCACAGAACGCGGTGGACTATTCTTTTATAGGCACATGGGACGCAACGGGAACACCGCTAACAGGTACGATGTTATTGTTTGATATTAACAAAAGTGCCAGGGATGACCTGAGAATTGCACGGGAACGAGAGAGAGAAGAAAGGGCGGTTGAGGTTGCTGGAAATAACGATGCTGATGTGCTGAGGGGTATTGATCGCAACATTGACGATATGACCTACCAGATCACCTACACGGCAACAGCCTCATTCCCACCCACGCCAACTACACTGAGAACGGGACACAGGTTCCTTCCCTACTATGTGGAGTGTGGCAGTAAAGGTTCTAAGATCACGGGTCTGATCATGTACGGCGATCCAAGTATCCCGCATGTTTTGAAAGAAGATTCATTCGGTGCGATCAACAATAACATCTATGCCGAAATCCCATTGGGTGAGATGAAGGCGTTGAGAAGTGAACTGAACGGCACAGCAAGCATGGTGCATGGGGTTTACCTGTATTTCAATATGGGTAAGCGCATTGAACGGTACTTTGAAAGCCGACTGGACGACATTGGTGTTGATCGTGACGAGGGACTGCCGCCAGAAAGACAGGGGTATGTGAGAAAACTACTGCCCTATCCTGGCAGGTATTATGCCCTGCTCTATTCTGCCGATGGCGTACCCTCTATCGTGTGTAATAACGGGATGGGATGGAATGAGATATGGCGGTCTACCGTTGTTACGGCTGACGGCTCAGGTGCTACCGGACAGGCAGCTAAATTTGCTTACAACGTGAGCAACGAAGCGGGTGGCAGGTGTAATGATATGATCGTACAGGTCATACCAGGTAACAACTCTGATCGATTGTGGTTCGATCACGCTGGCGATATTGTCAGGCTACCGATCACAGTCAATCCGAGAACCGAAAGCTACTACGAATATCGTGATCTATCCCAACTGGAAACATCCTGGATTTACGGTAACCTGAAGGATGTCATAAAATACTGGCACTCGGTGAAACTGCATACCGAGAATTTATCAGGTGATGCCACCACCGACCAGCTAATCCAGATAGAATACAAACTGGATAACGAAACCACCTGGACAAAAGCAGGGATCGCAGACACAAGCCCGGTTGAAGAAATCTTTTTGTCTAACAATTATGATGTGGTTGGGTACAGGATCAAGTTCAGGTTCACCCTGCATACAGCCGCATCCACGATCACACCACGCATGATTGCTTTGGTGATCAAGGGTATCATCCGGGTTGAGGTCAAGAAGGGGTGGAACGTATTTGTTCTCAGTGAGAATGAGGTTGACCTGTTGGGTAACGCTGATTACCAGGGGAACGTCACGACCATCCTTGACGAGTGGGCTAATTCAGAAACGCTGGCCACGCCCTTACTGATGCGACACAACATCGAATACTATGATAACAAGCGGGTGTTTATTGACCCTGCAAGTTTGAGTTTTCAGCAGGTAGAGTTACAGCCTGATAAAAGCATACCATACAGGCGGTACAAAGAACTGCTGAATTTTACCATGTACGAAGTTTAATATTATGCAAATTAGTGGAATATATCAAACGAGGCATAATGGCAGATAAGCAGTATATTCAGGGTATGACCGCAGGCTCACAGAACGAGGTCAATGTGTCTGTTGCCCTGACGATGCTGAAATTAGAGTATGAGTATCAATACATTGTTGGATTGGCAGGGGTAAGGGGATCGCAAATTGTAGACTTCCTGGTACACACCTCACCGAAACCAACGCCCCTGTTTGTGCATGGCGAATACTGGCACACGGGGAAGAAAGCGGTTGAAGATCAAATGAAGTTGGCAGAACTATCATCCAGGATGAGAAACGTATGGGACGAGCCGTTGATCATTTGGGGTGAGGATAGCGAAACGATTGATGATGCCTACAACTGGCTGAAAAAGGAACTGCTAATATGACCAGTATAAACGAACTCGAAGAACGGATACGCCGACTGGAAGCTAAGATGGGTAGGACAACTATGCCTGGTGGTGTTAATAAAAAAATCACAACCATCGAGGCTAAATTGTCAAAACTTAGCGGTTTAGTACGCCCCTGGAAATCGTGGACGCCCACGCTCAGTTATGCGGGAGGCACAACCAACCCGACCAGCGCTACTAAGGTATTTGCAAAATATTATCAGGTTGGCAAACTTGTAATAGTGCAGATTTACTACACCTATGTCAGAGGTTCGGGAGACCGAACAATTACAACGTTCACTTTACCTGTAACGGCAGCCGCAGATCGCATGAGCGGGGCGGCATCTGAAACATTAAGAGTTTCTTCAACCGCCCCCTGCTCAGTTTACACAACTGACAGTGGCACAAAGTTAAGCGTATTTCATGGCACAATGACCAGGGATGGGTTTGTGTCCGTCACCTTATCGTATCGAGTGTAGTAAAGGAGTTAATGGCATGAGGACAATAATTGATATATCTTATTATCAAGACCCTAACAAAATAGATTATGACCAACTGGCCGCACAGGTGGATGGCGTTATTATCCGTTCCAGCTATGGCACGGGTGCTAAGGAATGGAAGGGTAAGCCTGACACCGCGTTTAATCGACACTACCAGGAACTTACCAAAAGAAATGTACCCGTTGGCTGCTATCATTACCTGGTGGAATACGAAACCGTAGACGCACAATTAGCGATTGTTAAGCTGGCTTTGGATGGCAAGGACTTCCCGTTGGGAATTTGGCTTGACGCTGAAATTGAGCCGAGAGCGGAAGTCCTAACTAGAAAAACAGTAATCGAATACATGACTAAGGCAGAAGCTATTTATGGCGAGCTAGGTATTTACACTGGTGCATGGTGTTGGAACCCGATCATGGGAACCAGCAACCCCTACTCGTCACGGCGGTTGTGGGTCGCCAGTTATTCTACTTCGCCCTATATCCCGATTGGCTGGAAGGATTACTGGATGTGGCAGTACACATCGAGCGGAAGGCTGAACGGGTATGCTGGCAATCTGGACATGAACCGATGCTCAGAGGACACCTGGCGTATCTGGATGGGCTATACGATTGAAGAAAAGTATCAGCTTAACGTACCCGTGTTCTCTCAGAAGGATGCTCGTTGGGCTGCTGACAAGTTAGGCACAAGCAACGTCACGATTGGCTCATATGGTTGTCTGATCACCGCTGCATCCAGCGTATGTAATTACTTTGGAAAGAACACTAATCCAGGGCAGATCAACAAAGACCTGATAAGGGTGAACGGGTATAGCAAGGGTAACTTATTGATTCATAATGCTATCTCAACCATCTATCCTGATATTGTGGTGGACTGGAATAGCTTTCTGGCAAACCCAACAAACGCACAGATTGACTCATACCTGACTAACAATATCCCCGTTATTGTGCAGGTAGACTACAAACCAACCACACCCGCGCTGGATGAGCATTGGGTAGTGATCACGGGCAAGGATGCAAGCGGCTATGTGATCATGGATCCGATTGATGGTGGGATTGCTTACCTATCGCGCTATGCTGGCAAGGCTTTCAGGATGGTTGTCTACCAGAAACAGAGCGCAGAAGAAGAATTGTTCAAGGCGAAGGTGATTACAAAGGCTTTGAACATCCGAAGCACACCTGTTTATTATGAGGATGGCAGGAATATCGTTGACCGCCTGAAGATGGATGATGTTGTAAACGTCTATCAAATAGCGGATAATGGTTGGTATAGGATCGGTGTTGGCAAATGGTGTTCGGGTGATCCGCAGTACATAGAAC